AGCACGGCCGTGAACTCGGCCGGGGTGATCTCGGCCTCGCTTCGCCCGGTGCTGTCGGTCCATTCAGTCCATGCCGCGTCCAGGCAGATGGTGAGCTGGCTGTCGTCCTGCGTATGCGGGATCTTCAGCCAGTCTCGGCATTGCGCGACCGTCGGCTTCGGCATCCTGGCACCTCAAATACTCCCGGGGCGGGGCGCGTGGACCCCGCCCCAGGAGCTTCCGGGGGAGACTGACTCAGGCCTTGATGCGGACGCGGACCACGGCCGACAGGTCGACCGCACGTGCGTCCGACCGCATCCGCGAGCTGTAGCGGATGAGGCCCGACGACCGCTGGCTCATGTCGTCCACGGTGAAGGACACCGTCGAACGGTCCACGATCCGGTAGCCGCGCTTGAAGTCGCCGAACAGCACCGAGATGGTGTTGGCCGTGGCGGCCGTCGGGGCGAACTCCGAGATGTAGACCGGCTTGCCGAGGAACAGCGCTACCGCGCCGTCGCGGAGGATGTTGCCGTTCTCGCCGTTCAGGAGGTACTTGCCGCTGGTCGCTGACTTCACGACGTTCGCCCAGGTCGCCTGGTTCATGAGCCACACGGCCGAGCTCATGTACGCGGGGTTGAGCTTGTACGCGGCCGTGACCAGGTCATCGACCGTCGGAAGGCCCGTGACGGCCGTGTCCTGGGTCGTGGCCCACGACGCGCTGAACACGCCCTGCGGCTGGCCGCTGTTCGTGCCCGTGGCGTAGAAGCCTTCCCAGAGGCGCGAGTGGGCGCGTCCGTGCTCCTGCACGACGTTCCCGGCGAGGTCCCAGACGGTGTCCTGGAGGGCCTCCTCGGTGATGTCGGTGTAGACGCCCGACTTGTAGGAGGTGAAGGACACCTTCGTGGTGTCCATGTCCTGCTTGGAGTACGCCGCGCCTTCGGCGATCAGCGAGGCCGTGAGCCGGCCGGAGATGATCGCGACGTCCGTGTCGGCGCCGCGGGTCTCCACGGTCGCCAGCGTCCGCATGACCGACTCCTGGTCCAGCGCCTTGACGAACTCGTTCGACAGCATCGGCATGGTCGCGTCGGCGCCCATGGCGGTGTTGGCGGCGCCGGCCGTGGTCATGGCCAGCGATGTGGCGCGTTCGGAGCGGAAGCCGCCGCGGAACCACTCGCGGAGCTCGTCCTTCGGCTTCGAGGCGATGCGGTTGGTGTGGACGAACGGCGCGGCGACGGCGGCCGGAGCGGCCTTGAGCTTCTGGTCGAAGGCCGACCGCTCGGCGGCGATCATCTCCTCCAGGTCGCCGACTTCCTCCAGGATCTGGAGCTGGCGTTCGTCGGTGGCGTTCGGGTACTCGGCCTTCAGCTGCTCGACCTTCGAGCGGTTCTCGCGAAGCGACATGGTGCGTTCCTTCTGCTTTCGTGCGTTTGCGTAAGTGGTGGGGTAAGCCGCTCGGCCCGTCTCCACCAGGGAGACCTCGTGGAGCCGTGCGCCGGTGATGGTTCGTGAGGTCGTGCCGTCCCACGTGTCGCTGTCGGCGATGAAGCCGATGGACATCTGGGACACGACGCCGCGGCGGACGAGGTCGCGGATCTCCTCGGCCCGCTGCGTGGTGCCGATGTCGGCCTCGAACGCGAGGCCTTCGTCGGTCTCGGTGATCTTCAGGGTGCCTGAGCGTTCGTTGGCGAGAGGCGCCTTGTGGTCGTGCATCCACCAGAGGCTGACGCCTTCGGGGTCAGGCTTCAGGGCGCCGCGCTTGATCCGCTCGCGGAACGTGCGGCCCCGCTCGGTGATGAGGTGCGACCACGAATCCCAGACCGCGGCGAGGCCGCGGATCTTGCCGTCTTCGCTGGGCACCAGGTTGGCGCGGATCTCACGCATTGGGCTCCTCCTGCGGCTGGGCCTCGGCCATGCCTGGCATCACGGGCTTCGGCTCGTCCAAGCCGGGCCACGGCTCGAAGCCGAGCCGGCGGCGAACGTCGTTCGGGGCGAGGACACCGACCTGGGTGAGCTGCGCGTACGCGCGGCCGGCGGTGCGGAAGTCGCCCTGGGTGACGGGCGTCCAATCGAACGAGGCGCGGACACCGGGTCGGCACAACTTGGAGGTGATCTCGGCCTCGAAGTTCCGGCCCCACACTTCAAGGCACCCGCTGACGTAGGCCTGGGCGACCTCCGGCTGGGTCCGGGCGTCGCTCATGTCGAGGTAGGCGGCCGGGACGCCGAAGGCGTTGGCCACCAGCTTCGAGGCCGACCCGCGCATGGCGGCGACGTCGGACGCCCAGGTGGGCGACATCTGTTCGATCTTGATCCCCTCGCCGACGAAGACGGGCAGCGAGGCCGCGCCCGGGGTCAGGTGCTGGAGCGTGAAGGCCGTCCGCATCTGGTCGCGGACGTCCGGGCGCATCTGGCCCGGGTGGCTGAACACGTTCTTCTGCTGGCAGCCGGCTTTGGCCCACGCCTTGATGGACGATTCGATGTCGGCCGCGGACTCGGCGGCGGTCTTGATCGCGCCGAGCGGCGAGGCGCCCCAATACGGGTTCCCGATGGAGGTCGTGCCCTTGAAGTGCAGGACCGCCGAGTAGTCGACCTCCTGCTCCTGGTAGTACCAGCGCAGGGTGCCGTCGGTGTCCTCGCGCATGGACATCGACTGGCTTGAGATCGGGCGGAAGGCCACCGGCTGGCCGAGCGAGTCGGTCACGATCTGGGCGAACGAATTGCCCGTCAGCAGCGCCTCGGCGGCCATCCAGCGGCGGAAGTCGGACCCGGTCAGGTACTGGCCCTGCGCCTGCCCGGACAGCAGCTCCTCCACCGCGGGGTCGGAGACGGCGTTCCCGGCCGAGTCGCGCAGCAGGATCGGGCAGCGGGCGACGTCGCCGGCGATCAGGGAGACGCACCGCTGGACCGCGGGCAGCTCCGAGACCGACGAGGAGACCCACATGGCAGGGGCGTCAAAGCCGACGGCGATGCGTCGCTTGAGGCCGAAGAGGCTGCCGAAGATTCCCATCCCGGAATTTGCGAGGATCGCGGCACGGACTTCAAGCGATTCCGTGGAACCTCCGCAGAGATTCCGTATATCTTTGTGGCGCCGTCACACAACTAGACACCGATCGCGCAATCGGATGATGGGCACTTCCTTGTGCCGAGGCCCAAGCGGGCTACACCCTCCACCACGCTGGAGGGTGTTTTCTAGAAGGAGATCCGCGAGGCGTCGGCGTACATCGATTCGGTGAGCATCTCGCGGTCGTTCATCACCTTTACCGCCATGCAGCAGGCGGTCACGGCGTCGATGTTGGAGTCGCTGCGCCCCTTGCTCGGGACGAACAACCCCGTGTCTCCGGGCCGGAGCCGGGTGTGTGCGAGGTTGGCGCGTAGCACCGGGTCCTCGTCAAAGCGGATTCGCTTGCCCCGGATCATGTCGGCCCAGATCGCCCAGGCGCTGCCCATGAAGACGGTGTTCTGCGGCGCCCTGCTCCATTGCCAGCCGTGCCGCTTCTCCATCGAATCGCACCACGCGGCCGCCTTGCCGGCAGGGTCGGCGACGAAGAACTTCAGGTCCACGTGGCGGGCGATGGCTTCGAGCTGGCGTTCGATGACGCTGTAGTCGACCGTCGGGCCGACCACCGTGATGAGCCCCTTGTCGCGCCAATCGCGCAGGGGCTGGCGGCTGCGGATTTCGTCGCCGGCGATGTCCGTTCCCGCCCAGTAGTGCCAGCTCCTGGACAGGAGCCGGGTGCCGTCCCAGACGGCGACGTTCAGGCTGGTAAGGTCGAACTGGCCGCCCGTCGACCAGCCGCCCTGGCTGAAGTCGACGGCCACCACGGCCGGCAGGCCCGCCGCCTGGGCGAGGTCCCACGGCTCCACGCAGGCGTCGTACAGGCCGAGCGGCAGGCCGCCGGCGAGGTCGTCCGCGAAGGTCGCCAGCTGCTGCGTGTACCACTCCTCGCGGTCGGCCGGCTTGCCGCTCTGGAGCAGCTGCGACATCACGAATCGGTACTCGGCCTCCGTCTGGTGGACCCCCATCGTCGGGCAGGCCTTTACCCAGGCAGCCGGGTCGTCCGGGGCGTCCGATGCGTCGATGCCGTAGATCATTCCGACGGTCGACAGGGGAAGCTCCTCGCCCGCGTCGTAGGCCCGTTCGATGCCGCGGATCAGAGAACCGTAGGGCCGTTCGTACTGGCGGGCGTCCGGGGTCGTGATGACCAGCATCTGGGCGCCCCGCACCTTGGTCATACTGGTGATGGCCCGGGTGAGTGTCTCGTCCATGCGGGCGGCTTCGTCGCAGATGAGCAGCGTTGGCGTGATGCCGTCGGCGTTCTTCACCGTCGACGGTCGGCACTTGATCGACCCGCCGGGGTGCTTCGCCAAGGCGCCGGCGGTGCTCATGCTGCCGCCGTAGAACTCCCAGGGGCCATCCTCCCCGATGGCGTTTCGGATCAGCTGCTGGACCAGGGCCGCCTTTTCCATCTGCGTGGCGAGGACCACCACCTCGGTGTTCGTCCGCCCTGCCCTCTCCGCCTCCTCCACCGTCCAGGACGAAAGCATGGCAGCCATGGTTGTCTTCCCGACGCCTCTGGCCACCTGGAGCACCACGATCCGGCAGGCCGGCGCGTCGCCCTCCGACCGCCACGCGACCAGGTGGGCGAACACCCACACCGCCCAAGGCATCAGCTCCCAGCGGTAGACGTCCCGGGCGTGGGCCACCAGGCGGTCCAGCCGGCCGGCGTCCCACGTGCCCGTCCTCCTCGCCTCCAGGTACCGCCCGCAGGCGGCCCGCACCCTCGCGTTCGTGACGGTCGACCCCTCGAGCACCGACCGGGCATAGGCGTCGGCGACGTCCAGGGCGCTGGCAGGAGACTTCCTAGACGCCCGTTTCGGCTTCGGGGAAAACTTTATAGCGTGG